CCAAGGTCCGGCCGAACGGGGAGCGCGCGTGGATGGCCTGCTGCCCGGCGCACGCGGACAGGAACCCCTCGCTCTCGGTCTCCGAGGGCGAGGGCGGGCGCACGCTCTTCAAGTGTTTCGCGGGCTGCCCGGCGGAGAGCGTGGCGGCGGCGCTGGGCTACCGCATGGCCGATCTCATGGGGGGGCAGCAGGAAGGAGGAGGGAGAAGGGAGAAAGGGAGGAACGCTCAACGTTCAACTCTCAACTCTCAACGCTCAACGGCAACCGGGGACCTGAAACCGGCAACCAAGAAACGCGAGCCGTTCAGCCTGGCGGGGCTCAGGCCGGGGGACGTGTGGCGCATGCGCGGGCGCGAGCTGGCCTTCGTCTGCTGGTACGACTACAAGGACGCGGGCGGGGCGGTGATATACCGCAAGCTCCGGTTCCGCCACGCCGACGGGCCGGGCAAGACGTTCATCCAGGTGACGCCGGCGAAGGACGGCTCGCCGCGATGGGAGTTCGGCCGCGCCAGCAACGGCGTCGGGGAGGCGCTCTACAACCTGCCCGAGGTTCTGGCCGCCGCGCGGGCGGGCGGCGAGGTCTGGATCGTCGAGGGCGAGAAGGACGCGGACACGGCGCGCGCGCTGGGGCTCGCGGCGACCACCAACGCGGACGGCGCGGGGCACTGGCGCCCGGAGCTGGCCGGTGCGCTCAGGGGCTGCTCGCGCGTGACGGTGATCGCGGACGGCGATCCGGACGAGGAGGAGGCGAAGCGGCGCGACCCGAAGGCGCGCGAGTGGCAGCAGGGCCAGCGGCACGCGACCGACATCTGCGACAGCCTGGAGGCGCTGGGCATCCCGTGGCGCGCGCTCACGCTCCCGCCGTCCGCCGGCTACGCCTGCAAGGACCTCACGGAGTGGGTCACGGCCGAGGCGGCCGGGCCGGTGACGCCGGATAACGCGCCCGGCCTGCGCGCGCGCCTGGAGGCGGTCGCGGACGCGGCCCCGCCCTGGCCCGCCGACCTCTACCGCCGGCCGTTACGGGAAGAGTCCTCGGCATCCCGCCCGGACAAGCCGCCCGCCCGGAACGCGGGGACGAAACGCCGGCAGCCGGACGGAGCGCCGGACGCGCTCGATAAGAATGCCGCCGGAGGCATGCCGCTTTCTTCCCCCGGGGGCGTTTCCCCGGGCGCTTCCCCCGCCACCCCCAACACAGGCGGAACGGAAAATGTGGGGGGTGCGGGGGCGGAAGAGGACGGCCCGGCGTCCGTCGCCTACCTGCGGGCGCGGCTGATCGCGGCCATGACCGACAAGGACGCCAGCGGCCTGCAGAAGAAGCGGGCCATGTGCGCGGAGGTCTGCGCCTGGCTGGGCCGGCGCGGGCGGTTCTACTACGACCTTGCCGACCGGGGGCACGGCACGGCGATGTGGTTCGACGCGGTCGACAAGCGGCTGCACCGCGTGGGGCAGGACTATTTCCGGAGCTGGCTCAGCCGCGCGACGGCGTTCAGCCGGGAGTTCAAGGACTACAAGATGTTCATCAGCGCCGTCGAGGACGAGGCGCTGATCGGCGACGCGACGCAGGGCATCACGCCGCGCCGCTACTGGCACCGCGAGGGCGAAAAAATCTATCTGTCATGCGGCGAGGGCCGCATGGCGCGCGTGACGGCTGAGGCCGCCGAGGTCGTGGACAACGGCACGGACGGCGTGGTGTTCGAGCAGGGGTACACTTTGGCCCCGTGGCGGCTCCTGCCCGAGGCGGAGGCGCGCGACCCGTTCGCGGCGTGCTCGGTCTTCTCGGGGATCAGCACGACGGACGGGCGCGGGCTCATGCTCGTGCGGCTCTGGTTCGCCGGCATGTTCGGCGTGACCGGCTGGAAGCCGCTGCTGGTCTTGTCCGGCGACGTGGGGTCAGGCAAGACGCGCGTCGCCACGGCGATGTTCCAGCTCCTGGGGATGATGCCGCGCGTGACGGCGATCGACGCGCTCGGCAACGTCAAGGACTTCTGGGCGAGCGTGGACAAGGGCGGGCTCTTCTGCCTCGACAACGCCGACCACCACATCCAGTGGCTGCCCGACGCGCTCAGCGTCATTTCGACGGGCGGCACGTTCGAGAAGAAGAAGCTGTACACGGACACCGAGACGGTGACGCAGGAGGCGCGGTGCTGGGCCGTCGTGACGAGCGCGAACCCATCCTTTGCCTCCGACGCGGGCCTCGGCGACCGCCTCATCACGGTCAACCTTGAGCGCGTCGAGAGGGACACGGCCGAGAGCGTGCTCACGCGCGAGATCGAGGCGGCGCGGGACGCGGGCCTCTCATGGCTCTGCCGCGTCATGGCCCGCGCCCTGGCGGACGCGGGGCCGGTCCCGAAGGGCATGAACCGGCGGCACCCGGACTGGGCCGCCTGGGTCTGGCGTCTCGGGCGGGCGGCCGGCATGGCGGATGAGGCCGAGCGGGCGATCCGCGAGAACGAGAGCTTCAAGGCGGTGTTCGCCGTGAGCAACGACGCGTTCGGGCGATTCCTTCTGGCCGGCGTCCGGAACGGATTCCGGGGTTCCGCGCCCGACCTCTCCCAACATCTGGCCCAGACATGTGAGGGGTTCTCGCCGGAACTGTGGACGCCGGCCAAAATCGGGAAGGCGATCAAGCGCATGGGCGTCGCGCTCAAGCAGCTCTTCGGTTTCGAGAAGCTAAACCATTCCGGCAGCGCGGTTTACGTCTTCCACGAGCTGGCCGACCCGGCGGCAGCCGGCGAGGCGTCCGCCGACCTCTTCACCCCGGCGGATGTGGGGGGTGTTGGGGATGTGGGGGACCGCCGCACAAAGTCGCCCGTAAACAGTAGTTTACACGAACTTTTACATTCCGACCCCCACATCCCCCACATCCCCCCACATGAAAGCGTGGGGGGTGAAGAAGAAAAAGAAGAGTTTTCCGGGCCGTCCGGCCCGGGAGAGGAGGCGGGATGGGACACGCTCTGACAGAGGCGGGCAGGGACTGGGGGCCGGTCGACGCGCTGATCGGCGAGTGCACGGCGGCCGGCGTGGTGTTCCGGCCGAAGGAGGGCCAGCTCAGGCCGCTGCTCACGGCGGGCCGGCCGCCCGACGGGCTGCTGGCCAGGGTGAAGGCGTCGCGCGAGGCGATCCTGATCCGGCTGGCCGACCTGATGGACTTCGGGGACCTGGGCGAGCCGCCGCCCCTGCCGGACGGGAGAACGGCGCGGGCGGAGACAGACGGGGTTGACGAATGGAGGGCGAGGCATGCCGCAGATAGCAAATGATAGCGCGGGCGCGGCGCACAAGAACCACGGCAGGGCCGACCGCCTGCGCGCCCGGGGCGTGTGCCCGCACGACCGCGCGGCGTGCCGGCTGGCGCGGCGCTGCGTCCTGGGCCGCGCGGACGCATGCGCGGTGCTGCTGGCCAACGTCCAGCGGTCATGCGGCGTGTGCAAAGAGGCGCGCGGCGGCCGGTGCCCGTTCGTGTGCTTCCGGCGCGACGGCTATTTCAAAGGGGAGGGTGGAAACAATGACGGATGAACGACACGGCGGCGAGCCGCTCAGGAAACGCCAATGGGAGGCGTTCGCGGCGGCGGCGACGGGCTACGACGGCGGAGACCCGAAGACCGCGACGGACGCGTACCTCGCGGCGTACCCCTCCACGCGCTCGCGCGACGCGGCGCGGGCGAACGCGGCGAGGCTGGCGGCCCGGCCCGACGTGGCGGCGCGCTGCGCCTGGATGCGGCGGCAGCTCGCGGAGAAGGGTCTCATGGACGCGCACGCGATCCGGGCGAGGATCGTCAAGCTGCGGCTCGACGTGATCGACAAGACCGCGAACACCTGCCATAAAAAGCTGGCCCTCGAGGCGGCGCGCGACCTCGACCGCATGGGTTACGCGGACGTCGGGCCGGGCGGCGCGGAGGGCGGCGGGCCGGGCGGCTCCGGCGCGGTCGAGTCGGTCACGATCAACATCCGCAAGCTGCTTGCGGGGGAGGCGCGTCGCGATGACTGACGCGGCAGAGATACGCAGGCTCGGCCTGGAAGAGACGCGCCGGCTCTACGCCCGCGTGGCCGAGGCGGGCGACCCGGCGCTGATCCGCTGGATGTGCCTCAACGACCGCTTTTTCCTGCTCACGTGCGCGCTGGGGCTCACGCACATGAACAACGCGTGGTGCCACGCGCGGTGCCGCGAGGTGGAGGAGTCGCCGGACGGCTGGCTGGACCTCTGGAGCCGCGGGCACTACAAGTCGACCATCATCACGCTGGGGGGCATCGTGCAGGAGGTGCTGCGCGATCCGGAGATCACCTGCTGCGTGCTCTCGTACAATTCCCCCACCGCCCAGAAGTTCGTCGGCCAGATCAAGCAGGCGCTGGAGAACGCCGCGCTGCGCGAGCTGTTCCCGGAGATCCTGCACGCCAAGCCGCCCCGGGAGAACTGGAGCGTCCAGAAGGGCCTGTATGTCAAACGCGCCGGCATCGGCAAAGAGCCGACGGTCATGGGGTCGGGGCTTGTCGACGGCATGCCGACCGGCATGCACTTCCGTCTGCGCGTGTATGACGACGTGGTGACGGTGGAGTCTGTCGGGACGCCCGACCAGATCCGCAAGACCACCGAAGCCTTCGGGCTCAGCGACGCGCTGGGCACGGGCGACGGGCAGCGCGTCTGGATGGTCGGCACGCGCTACCACCCGATGGACACGTACAGCGAGATCCTCAAGCGCGGCACGGCCCGGGAGCGCCGGCGCGTGTGCGTGGACGCCGAGGGCCGCCCGCTGCTGCTCTCGCCCGAGGCGCTGGACGCCAAGCGGCGCGACATGGGCGCTCGGATCTACGCGGCGCAGATGATGCAGGACCCGGTCGGCGAGGGCGTGCGGCTCTTCCGCGACGATTGGCTCATGTACTACGACCGGCAGCCGGACCGGCGGGCGCTCAACGTCTACGTGATCATCGACAGCGCGAACGCCAAGCGCAAGCAGAACGATTACACGACCATGTGGGTTGTCGGGCTCGCGGCCGACCGCAACTACTACGTGCTCGACATCCTGCGCGACCGCCTGAACCTGGCCGAGCGCACGGACGCGCTCTTCGCCCTGCACCGCAAGTGGCGGCCGCTCTGCTGCTATTGGGAGCAGGTGGGGGCGATGAGCGACACGCAGCACGTGCGCGATGTCCAGGAACGAGAAGGCTACCGCTTCCGCATCGTCGACGTGCCGCAGAGGGTGCCGAAGGCCGACCGCATCGGCTGGCTGGTGCCGCTCTTCGAGGCGGCCCGGATCTGGTTCCCCCGGCGGCTGCTGGCCACGACGGCGGCGGGCGACACGCGCGACCTGGTGCAGGATTTCATCACGGACGAATATTCGGTTTATCCGGTGGTGCCGCACGACGACATGCTGGACAGCCTGGCGAACGTCGCGCACCCCGCCTGCGCCGGCATGCGGTTTCCCCAGGAGAGGCCCGGGGCTGACGCGGCGTCAGGGGCGGCGAGCAACGCGCGGTGGGATCCGTTCGGGTGACGAAAGACGCACTAAATGACCAAACTGCGGCCATTAAGGGACTCTGAAGTGAGAACAGTGCAATTCAAATACGACATCGGCGACGCTGTGAAGGTGCGCGAGATCGGCATGCAAGGCAGGGTTGATGCGCTCTCGCTCGACAGCAACAGCGAGCTCTACAGGGTCGTCTACTGGAACGACGGCAACCGGAACCAGGTCTGGATGTACGACTGGGAACTGGAACCGGCCAGCCGAACGAACGGAGGAGCGAAATGAGCGGGAACACAGGGACGGGCGAACCGGCGCCGTGCCTATCGATCCGGCAGCCCTGGGCATGGCTGATCGCGCACGGCTGGAAGAACATCGAGAACAGGACGTGGCCGACGGGCTTCCGCGGCCGCTTCCTCATCCACGCCGCCAAAGGCATGACGCGGGCTGAGTATGACGCATGCCTTTTGTTTGTCATGTCTACGGGGATGACGATATGGCAGGCGTTGCCGATGTTTGACAGCCCGCAATTATGCCGAGGCGGCATCGTCGGCGAGGCCGAGCTTGTGGACTGCGTCACGCATCACGGGTCCGAATGGTTCACGGGGCCCTACGGCTTTGTGCTCGACAACGCCAAGCCGCTCCCGTTCACGCCGTGCAGGGGGGCGCTCGGGTTTTTCAGAGTTACAACCCACGGGTGAGCGGCCCGAAACCCGCTCGGAGGACGCATGAAATCGAAGACAACGCAGGCGCGGGTTTCAAATACGCTCGACCCGTTTGTTCGGCTCGGGCGCGGCATGGAATATGCGATTATCATTCAGCGCGGCAAAGGCCGCAACGCTGAGTTCATCGCAGGCGTACACTTTGCAGACAAACCAACACGGCGAGAACTGCGGCAATGGCGAGACGCGATTCAACGAGGCATAGAGCCGACCACTGCGGCTCACATGCCGCGAAAGGAGAACCATGGGTAAGAGCAAAAAGGCCGTAGATCGTCATGTGAAGCCGTTGGTTGGGAAGACGTGCGGGGATTGCCCGTTCTTCATTCCAGACTTGGACCTGTGCACTCTCGGGCCGCACGATCGCGGATACTGCGACATCGACGTGGAGAAGCAACGACGAACGCATGTACGCAGGGCGATGTGTGAGAGAGCTAAACAGTATTTTCCCAACCGCCGCAAATCACCGGCGAGCGTAGCGAGTCCGAGTGAATTTGCATGGTTAGCTAAGGGTTTTATGAATATCCACACTACCAAGAAAAACTGTAACAGGTGCGCAGCAGGGCGGCATAACCGCTGTGATTTGGGTTATCTGGCGATATGGAAAGCGTACGACGATCACGGTTTCACGGTTTTCGGGACGCCGCAAGAGCCGTGCCCGAAACCACGTACCAACGCCGATTTTCTGTATGCGAACAAGTGGTATCGGAAGCGCAGCTAACGGCCCGATAACCGGCAACGGAGGATGAAAATGAAGGCAGGCAGCAGGGTCTTTTCTGAATGGCGTGCCGACGCCGTCGGCGATCAGCTCGGAACCGGTTATTGCCGCTTCGTGTCGCCCGCCGGCATCGAGGGGCTCGCCCGCGTCAGCGGCGACAGGCTCGACGTGCTGGCCGTGTTCTGCCGCACGCCCGGGCGCGGCTGCCTCGGCGAGTTTCTCAGGCGGTGCATGGCCCGCTATGACGCCGTGTGCGTGTGGGAGGTCTTCAATCCGGTTGTTTCCGCCGCGCTGCAGCGGCGCGGATTCCGCCGCGCGGAGGAAACGGACCCGGCCACCGGCGAGACTGTCACGGGGTGGCGGTGGCAGCGCAAGCGGCGTCGCGCGTGACCACGCAAAGATTTTTTGCTCACCGAACCTAAACAGACAGAAAAACGCGGAACATAACCAAAACGGGCCTATAGCTTTTTCTTTTTATTTGTGCGATAAGAATCGCGTGAGGAAGATCCGGCGCGGACCGCCGCGCATCCAACAACCAAGAACGGAGGTTAAGATGAAGCGTTTCGGCATGAAGTTTTCGGCGACGACCGTCGCCATTGTCTGTTTGGGCGTCCTGGCATCGACCCTGCTGGCCGCGCCGCCGTCCTGGAAGTGGCGCGTCGACGTGATCCCGGCGGCGGGCACGAACGAGGTGACGATGTACGCCTCGGCGGGCGGGCAGGTGGAGTGGGTGCGGTGGAACCGCATCGACGCGGCGTCCAGCAACTGCGCGTCCGTTGTGACGCTGGTCAGCGGCGCCGACGGATGGGCCACGCCGCTGGGCACGCTGGCGGTCAGCAACGCATCGGCCGCCGTCAGCGCCGCGACGGGCTCGGCGTCGGCGACCAACGGGCAGTGGCGCACGGGCGACACGCTCACGGTCACGTCCGCGGGCGTCACGAACGGCACGGTTGCCGTCGGCTACTGGTACTACGAGTGACGGAGGCCGGCCATGTGCAGCAGTCCAAGTGTCCCTAAAGCCGCGCCGCCGCAGGAGCCCATGAAACAGGCGGCCAGCCGCTCGCTCGAGGCGTCCGACGCGGCGGCGCGCGAGCAGGCGCTCCGGCGCGGGCTGGCCTCCACGTTCACGCGGTTCGACACGCCGGCCGACGCCGGGAGCAAGACCATCGGCGGTTAACATGAAGCTCTTCCCCCGAACAGATCTCGAAGCGCTGCGCGGCTGGCTCGACCGGCGGGCCGCCTCGCTCAAGCGCGAGCGCGAGCCGCACGAGGCCGGTTGGAAGGCGCTCTCCGAGCACTACGAGCCCGACCTCGGCCGCGCCCTCTTCGAGGACGATCCGGACGTGGAGCGCCGCGCCGCGCCGCGCCGCGACCGCAAGCTGCTGACCTCCACGCCGCGCACCGAGCTGCGGCGCATGGCGGCGGCCATGAAGAGCGGCACGGCCAACGAGTCGCGCCAGTGGTTCCGCCTGCGGCTCAAAGGGCAGGACCGCGCGCAGACCGAGAACCCGGCCTGGACGCAGTGGCTCGACGCCGTGACGCGCGGCATGGCCGCGCTGCTCGACCAGAGCAACGCCTACAGCGCGGTCGGCCAGCTCTTCCACCACGCGGTCCTTTTCGGCCAGGGGGCCGCGCTGGTCACGGGCGACCATCCGGAGGACATCCTCGACGTGCGCGTGATCGACACGGGCGCGTTCTGGATCGGCAGCACGCGGCGCGGGCGCGTCGACGTGCTGCTGCGCCGCGTCTCGATGACCGCGCGCGAGATCCTGGAGGAGTTCGGCGAGAAGCGCTGCCCCGAGAGCGCGGCCCGCGCCTGCGAGGCGGGCAGCGACGAGCGGCGCTTCGCGCTCTGGAACCTGGTGTGCCCCAACGCGGGCGGACGATTCCCCGACCTGGACCGGGGAAAAACGCCGTGCGCGTCCGTGTGGTGGTCCGAGACGCGCGACGAGTGCGGCGGCGAGGACACGGCCGGCGTGATCGACATCCGCGGCTACGGCTGGAACCCGATCCTGTGCCCGCGCTGGGACGTCCTGGACGGCGTCTACGGCACCGGCCCGGGGCGCATCGGCATGCCCGAGGTGCTTGAATTGTACCGGCTGGAGCTCGATGCGCTCAAGGGCATCGCCCAGCGCGTGGACCCGCCGCTGGCCGCGCCCGAGGGCATGGAGGGCCGCGCGGTCAACACCTATCCCGGCGGCATCACCTACTATCCCGAGAGCACGGGGCGCGACCGCTCGCTGCACAGCCTCATCGACCAGCCGCCGGACGTGCAGGCGGTGGAAATGAAGATCCAGCAGGTCGAGGCGCGTTTGAGACGCGTGTTCTATGCCGACCTGTTCAACGCGATCCTGACGGTAGCCAACACCTCGAACACGCAGATGACGGCGCGCCAGGTCGAGGAGATGAGCGGCGAGAAGATTTCTCTGCTCGGGCCGGTGTTGACCAACCTCAACCACGGGCTTTTCGATCCGCTGATCGACGCGGTGTTCGCCATCATGTTAGAGGCCGGGCTGATCCCCGAGCCGCCCGAATCATTGGCCGGCGCGGAGTTCCAGGCCGAGTACGTGAGCACGCTGCACATGCGCCAGCAGGAAGAGGCGCGTCTCGGCGGCCTCATGCGCTTCTCGCAGTTCGCAAGCGGGCTGCTCGCGGTGTCGCCGGCCAGCGCCGACAAGATCGATTTCGACCAGATGCTCGACGAGGCCGCGCAGGCGCTGGCCGTTCCGGGCGGCTGCATCCGCTCAGACGCAGACGTGCGCAAGATCCGCGAGCGGCGCGCCCAGGCGGAGCAGGAGATGCAGCAGGCGGCGGCGCGGGCCGAGCTCGGGCGGCAGGTGCCGGGCTACGCGGACGCCGCCAAGACACTCAGCGAGACGCGCGCGGGCGGGGCCAGCGCGCTGGAGACACTGCTCGGCGCGGCCGGGCCGACCGGAGGGGGGATGCTGTGAGCGTGAGAGAGGTTTTAGAGCGGCAGGCCGCCGAGCGCAACGCGCAGCTCGACGCGGACATCGCGTCCGTGCTGGAGACGCCGGCGGGACGCCGCGCGCTCATGGGGCTGCTCGCCAAGAGCGGCGTGTGGGCGCGCACGGGGTGCGGCGACGGCGACGCGGTGCGGCTGGCCTACGCGGCCGGACGGCGCGACGCCGGGGCAGACCTGCTGGGCGCGTGCAACCGGGCGGCGCTGGGCCTCGTGGCCCTGGCCATGCAGGAGAACAACGAACGCGTCGCGCGCTGGAACGAGCAGGTCCTGGCCGCGCGGCAGGCGGAAAACAACGAACGCGCCGAGCGCTGGAACGAAGAACGCCAGGCCGCGCGGAGCGAGGAGGCAAAACGATGAAAAAGATTCTCGGATGGACGCTCATGGCCCCGGAGGACGGGGACGGCGGCGGCGCGGGCGGCGGCGCGGGCGGAGAGGGAGACAAAGGCGGCGGCGGCGGGTCCGTCCTGGACGGCGGGGCGGGCGGCGGCGATGACGGCGACGGCGACGGCGGCGACGGCGCGTCGGGCTCGCTGCTGGCCGGCGACGATGACGGCGACGGCCAGAAGGCGGACGGCAAGGGAGCGGACGGCAAAGACGGCAAGAAGGCGGACAGCGCGCCGGCCGAGCCGAAGCCGGAGGAGATCGACGCCTATCTCGCCAAGATCAAGAAGATCGACCTGGGCGGCGCTGACGGCGGCCCGGCCCCGGCATGGGACGACGGCGCGCTCAAGACGGTGGCCCCGCTCTTCATCAAACACAAGATCGGCGACGCGGCGGCCAACGAGATCATCGCGGCCTACGCCAAGCACGTCAGCGGGCAGTACAGGGCCGCGCACGAGGCAGACCGAGCCGTCCTAAAATCGCTGCGCGACGAGTGCGGCAAGCGTTTCGGGGCCGACATCAGGCGCTTCGCGGCCGAGGGACGCCGCGGCGGCGAGCACGTGTTCGGCAAGGACCTCTTCCAGAGGCTCGCGCGCGTCGAGGCCTTCGGCAGCGATCCGGACATCATCGAGGCGCTGGCCAGGATCGGCCGGGGCCTCACGCGCGACGGCGCGCCCGGAGGCGACAAGGGCGGCGCGCCCGAGCGCGGGCTGGCCGAACGCATGTACGGCGGCAAATGACACAATCTCCCTGCGGCTGTTCGCGGGGGCAACGGAGGAAATGAATCATGGCGATCAAGGGAACACGCAACCCGACGCTGCGGGACCTGTACAACGGTCTCAAAGAGGACGGGTCGTTCGACCGCGACATCGTGGAGCTGGTCCTGGAGGCGAACTCCGAGCTGCTCGCGGACGCGGTCGTTAAAGAGGCGAACGGCAGGGAAAACGACCGGACCACAATCCGGACGGGACTGCCGGACGCGACGTGGACGGCCTACTACGAAGGCGTCCAGCCCAGCAAGGGCAGCAAGAAACAGGTCAGCAACGCGATCGGCACGCTCAAGAGCCTGATCCAGGTCGACAAGGAGCTGATCGACGACTCGCCCAACGGCGCCGAGGAGATGCTGGACGAGGCGTTCTCGCATGCCGAGGCGATGGGCAACGAGGTCGCCGAGGCGATCTTCTACGGCAACATCAAGGCCAACGCGAAGAAGTTCAACGGCCTGGAGCCCATCTACAACGCCTACGGCGGCACGGATCCGAAGACCAGCTCCCACTACTGCATCCAGTCTTCGGCCCGCTCGACCAGCGCGTCCAACACGGCGCTGCGCTCGATCTGGCTGATCGGCTGGGGCCGCCGGGGCGCGTACCTTCACTTCCCGCGCGGGAGCAAGGGCGGTCTGGAGCGCGGCCCCGTCAAGGAAAACACCATCACGGTGTCCGACGACGGCGCGCGCCTGGAGGTGAAGGAGCAGTTCTTCAAGTGGCGCGTCGGTCTGACGGTCAAGGACTTCCGGAGCTGCGGGCGCATCTGCAACATCGAGAGCAACAATCTCTCGACCCTGGACAAGGACATCGGCGAGGACATGCTGCGGCTCAAGACGCGCGTCAAGACGGGCGGCCTCAAGCCGGTGTTCTACATGCCCGAGAGCGTCTACGAATGGCTGGCCGTCAAGACGCGCCGGCAGGTCCTCGTGACGAGCTTCACCTTCAAGGACCTCGGCGGCCAGGAGGTGATGCACTTCGACGGCGTGCCGATCCGCAAGCTGGAGTGCCTGGAGGTCAACGAGACGGTCGTCCCGGCCGCGACGTAAGCCACACCCTTCCGTCCCCCCTCCCGGCCCCCGCGTTCGCGCCCGGGGCCTGGAGGCTGGGGCGGGATCAACAGCAAGAAACCCAAAGGAACCACACAATGAATCTCGACAAGAACCTCATGTTCAGCGAGGCACAGGATCTGGCCAGCGCGGCCAGCGCCAACATCCTCGACCTCAAGGACTGCGGCGACGACCTGAGCCGCAGGCTCAACGTGTTCGCCAAGATCGACGGCGGCGCGGTGGCTGGCGGGACCAGCATGGCCGCCAAGCTGGAGACCGGCGACGACGGCGAGAACTTCGCCGATCTGGTCACGTATCCGACCCGCACGATCGCGCAGATCAACGCGGACGGCTGGATCGTCCAGCCGCAGCCGCTCCCGTCCGGCGTCAAGCGCTACCTGCGCCTGACCTACACCGCCGTCGGCAGTTTCACCGGCGCGGGCAAGATCCTGGCGGGGCTCACGGCCTCGCTGGACACGGCGCTGTAAAGGAGGCCCGGAATGCCCGTCTACACACTCAAACCCGGACACGCGCGGACGTTCCTGCTGGGCGCGGCGCGCCGTCCCGGAGAGGCGGTCGCGATCGCCTCTCCGGGCGCGCTCTCGCCCGCCGACCGCGAGGCGCTGCAGGCGCACTTCAACCTCGCGCCGGGCAGCGTCCCGCCGCAGGCGAACGGTCCGGCCCCCGCCAAGCTGGCCAACGGCCTCACCGAGGAGCAGGCGCGGGCCAAGCTGCAGGGCGCGGGCGCGCCCGTCGCGGACACCCTCTCGGGAAAGCCGCTCGCAGACCTCTTCGACGCGGTCTTCAGCGCGGGCGGCACGGACGCGCCCGGCGACGCCGTGCCGCCCAAGGACGCGGTTCCGACGCCTGACGCGGCGTCAGGGGAAGCGCCCGCGGACAGCGCGGACACGCCGCCCAAGGCCGCGCCGCCCAAGGCCGCGCGGGGCAAACCGCAGTAACGCGCCCCGCCGGGGGCATGGAGGACATGAAACATGGCGCTGCAGATCACCTACGACCGCGACAGGAAAACCGCCACGATCAACGGCGCGCTGGGGCTCTCCAGCGTCGAGACGGTGGCGGTAGAGTCCGCCGCGGGCGACGCGCTCGCGGCCGGCACGCTCTGCCTGCACGCCCCCGGCACGGACGCCGCGCTCGCGGAATGGGACGTCGCGTCGGGCGCGTGCGAGACCGACACCCGCGCGTCCGCGCTCACCGCGTGGTTCGCCGCGCGGCCGGGCCACGACTGCGCGGATTTCCGCATGCGGCTCAAGGACGCCGACGGCAACCTGCTCGGCGCGGGCTGCTGCCCGGTGGTCGACTCCTGCGCCGAGGGCGAGGGCTCCGACATCCAGGCGTCCGGCGGGCCGCTGGAGATCGAGGCCGGCGCGGAGATCGACGCCGGCACGCCGTGCATGATCGCCGCCGGGCTCGCGCAGCCGTGCGGGGCTGGCGACCACGCGCGCTTCGCGGGCATCGCGCTCGGCCACGCCGATTCCGGCGCGTTGGTGCGCATCGTCCGCTGGGGCGCCGTGACCATCCCGGGGTGGGGGCTCGCGCCCGGCGCGGCCTATTGGCTGCCGCAGGCGGCGGGCGATCCGCTGGCCCAGGCCCCGGCAGGCATCGCGCTCTGCGCGGGCACCGCGCAGGACGCCGACACGCTGGTCCTGACGGGCGGCCGGCTGGCCGTGCAGACCGCCGACCACGCCCTGCTCGGCTACGCCGTGTGGGACGCCGACGCGAACCGCGTGGCGGTCGTGCCGGCGGCGACCACGGGCGGCGCGCCCGCGGCCGGGCGCATCGTGGCGGCGCGGGCGGACGGCACGCTCGACCCGGCCTTCATCGCGCCCGGCCCGCTGCTCGACGCGCTGGCCGCACGGTTCGCCGCCGTCGCGTCCCTGCTCCCGGAGGCCAGCATCGACGCCATCAACCTCAAACTCAACCAGATCATCGCGATCCTCAAGGGGGAATGATGCACCACCGCAGCACCGCAACCGCCGCCGCCGCGCTGGCCATCGCGCTGTGCGCGAGCCTGCCCGCCCGCGCACAGACCGCGCGCCTGGGCGGCCTGCCGGCATCCGCGCAGGTCGTGACCAACGAGCAGGACGCGGCCGCGCTCGCCGCGCTCAACGCCGCCAACGCCGTCATCAGCGCGGCCCTCACCAACGAGGCCGCCCTGCGCGTTGAAGGCGACGCCGCAGGCCTGGCCGCCGTCAACGCCACAAACGCCGTCCTAAGCGCCGCCATCACCAACGAGGCCGCCCTGAGGGCCGCGGGCGACGCCGCAGGCCTGGCCGCCGTCAACGCCACAAACGCCGTCCTAAGCGCCGCCATCACCAACGAGGCCGCCCTGCGGGCCGCGGGCGACGCCGCAGGCCTGGCCGCCGTCAACGCCACAAACGCCGTCCTAAGCGCCGCCATCACCAACGAGGCCGCCCTGCGGGCCGCGGGCGACGCCGCAGGCCTGGCCGCCGTCAACGC